AACTGTCCGGGATATTTTTTATAAAATTTTTGAGTTCAGATGCCCGACATAATGACGTAATTGTATATCTTCGTCAAAATAATGTTAAGGTTCATATGAAGAAAGCTCTTGTTAAACCTGTTCACTATATCTGGCCACCTTTGTGTTCGCGGGGTATGAAGTTGTTTCATGCTGCTGTACGGGCATCTATGGATTTGGAGCCTGGCACTTATCGGGTAAGTTGTAAACTGAAAAACAAAAACTAGATGGCTGAAGTTTTCCCTCAAAATAATGTTAATGAATAAGCTTAGATACTATTATCACTTTATAAGATTCTTCTTCCAATGGATGAGGTATTATTTAGGAATGACAATAAGTTCTATGAAAGCTCACGTATGGGCTTACAAGAATAACCTTGGTCACCCTTGGTTTTTATATGGATGGATTGGATGGAATACATTTAGGAATAGGAATTATTACGTTTATAATTCTAAAAAAGGATGTTACTTAGTTGAAGGTCGATATATGCGTAATTTCTTTAATTCTTTATAACTTATGATTGGAATTTCCCCCTCAAAGTATTGTGAATGTGTTAAGCCATATCCAGGCGTAGTTGTGAAGATGGGTTCTTTTATCTGTCTTGGTTGTGATAAGGAGGTTGATCCTTATGGTCTTTCTTCAGGTGTGGTTAAGATTTCAAAAGACAATCCTGGTTACATTCCTTCACTCGATGATGGTATTTTTGAGTCTCGTTTTATTCGTCAGAAGCTTGACGAGAAGATGCTTAAGGATTGGGATACTGAGAGTGATAGTTACAGGAATGGTTGGAAGGAAGCTTTCCCGGATGATTTTGTTTTTATGGATGGTAAACCTATAATAATTCATAGTACTGCTGGTGAATCGGGTTTGGATTCTATTGAATTCGAGAAGATATGGGAAGAGATGTGGAAAGATATATGGAAAGATAATCTTCCGATTAAGATTAAGATTAAAAATAAAAGTTACAGGTCTATAAATAAGATCCTCACGTTATTACTTATGGTTATTATTTGGGGCACGGCTTTTTACATTCTTTTTAGATTCTTTATTACGATATGAATTTTTACTACGATCCAATTTTGGGGTTACGCTACAGCGTTCCTTATCCTGAGGAAGGACCGATATTGGTTGTTGACATTGCGAAGGTTCCCCCGGACTTTGATCTTGCTGAGTTTGCTCGCAAGTGGAGAAAGTACACTATTAAAAATCCTTTGACACTCCACTCTTCTTCTCAAAGAGAAGAGTGGATGTCTGTTATAACTCTTGAACCGGTTATTACATCAAATCACTTATCCTTTGTAGGGGGTGTAGAAAAGGTAGGTAAGGGGTCGGTGGGGAATGCGTTGGCAGGTGATTATGGGATGGAATAGGTTGAGAGGTTGGTGGTTTTTTGTATACTTCATAGTAATTTGGATAGTATCAATACTTGCAGTTATATATATGTTTAATTAATAAATTTTAAAAATGGAATACGGAGAAGCAATTAGATTATTGAAAACCGGGAAACTGGTAACCCGTTCCGGGTGGAATGGAAAGGGAATGTTTATTTTTATGAGGCCGGAGGATGTTCTTCCTATGGACATTCTATTAAAAGCGGTGTCAATACCTCAGACAGTAAAAACATATTTTTTTAAAAAAACAGAAGTCTCAGAAGTTAAGGTTACAGCATACTTATGTATGAAAGCTGCTGATGACACCATTGTAAATGGTTGGTTGGCAAGTCAAACAGATATGCTGGCTGAAGACTGGCAGGAATTCACTAATTAACAACTTAAATTTTATGGCAGATTTATCAAAGATTATTTTAAACCCTAAGGATTATTTGATTACTCCTATACCGGACTATTTTGCTGTTAAGCAGTCGGAAGGTTTCAGTAGCAGAACTCAGCAGACAGATCTATTTAATGTCGGTATCATTGAGGCTACTGGGAATGATTTGGATCCTTCGTTGAGGGGTAAGATTATTTATTACGAAAAAGATTTAGGCCGCAAGGTCGAGCTTAAAGGAATCGGCAATTATGATTTGATAGCTGACCCCCATAAGGTGCTGATCCGTACGGACCAGAACCGAAACAATTATTAATCAATTTAATTTTAAACCGATGGCAAAGAAGAAAACCATTTCAAAAACCTCAGCAAAAAAGACTGTTGAAACAACTGATCATTTGGAGCAGATCCAGGATGGAAATTTAAAAGACTTCAAAAAGGAAGTTGAAAAGCTTGATAATCCTGCAGACCTTAAAAAGCTAAAGAATATTGAGAAACGTGATGATAACCGCAAAGGTGCTCAGGAGATCATTGATAAACGTAAAGCTGAATTAGCTGGTGATGAGCAGCCTGAAACCGAAGGAGACAAGATCACTCCTGAGGATGGAGCTTTTGAGGATGAAAAGCCGATGACTTTTGATGAGGAAGTAGAAGCTAACCTAAAGGAAGAGCCAAGGGCAAAGGATGATTTTGAAGAAGGTGGTCCGACACCTCCTACTCCATCAACTGATGAGGTTATTCAAGAGATTAAAGAACATAGGCTTACTTTGGATAAGTTGCTTTGCAAAATGCAACACCATGGCCGTATAGATCTTACTCCTGAGAGATCCTTCTTTCTTGCCAAGGCTTGGCTTGGAATTTGCCTGGCTGAACTTGGAGCGGATAGTCCTTACGCTGGTGAGGATAAAATTCAAAGCAGAAATGAGATTCCTGCTACTGCAGAGCACGATGATAGTAACCACTTCAAAGCCGAGTGTGTTCAGTTTAATAACCTCAACACCGAAAACGCCTTGATCGGTTTACGTGCGGAACTATTGAAAACCATTGACTTTATCCAAGGGATTGGTAGCCATGACTACACACGTGAATTTGCAATCGCGAGAACTCATGCTTGGGTAAATGCCCGTGAAGCGAGATTCTTTTTAGGTGTAATCCTTGGATCTCTGAAAGTTTAATATGAAGAAAATTATATATTCTAAAGACGCCAGGGAGCAATTACTCTCTGGCGTTAATATAATCGCTAAAGCGGTTAAGGTTACATTGGGCCCCAGTGGTCGAAATGTATTGATCAGAAACAAAGATGAGGCGCGGCCATTCTCTACAAAGGATGGAGTTACCGTTGCTGGCCAGATTGGTTCACAGGATCCTGTTGAGATGGTAGCTATTGAGTCGATGCAAGATATCGCCAATAATGCAGATCATAATGCCGGGGATGGAACAACTACAGCCACGGTAATAGCTGAAGCTATCCTTACGGAGGGATTGAACTTCCCTGAGAACTTAAATTTGTTGGATATCAAAAGGGGTATTGACCAGGCGGTAAAGATCCTTATTGAAGAATTGAAAAAGAAAGCTACAGTTGTAGAGGGAAATTTGGAAATGCTTCATAAAGTTGCCCTGATATCTTCAAATTATGATACCGAGTCAGCGGATATCGTGACCAGGGCTTTTGAAGTAGCCGGTAAGCAGGGCATTGTCAATATCAAGCGGTCTATAGACGGGAACACCTATATGACTTCTATTGAGGGTATGACTTTGCCTACCGGTTACCGATCAAAGTACTACATCACGGACCACGTAAATGATGTTTGCCAGCTTATAGAGCCAGTGGTGTATATGACCAATAGGAATATCAGTAAAATGGAACCTAATTTTGATTATTTGCTGGAAGAATGTTCTAAAAGGCAGCAGCCTTTATTGATCATTTGCCCGGCTATTGACGAATTGATATCTACTATGTTAATCCAGAACGCTCAAAAAGGCTTTTTAAAGGTATGTGTTGTAAAGGCCCCCGGCTTTGGTAACGATACCACAGAATTGCTGCGGGATTTAGGCTTTGTTTTAGGTAAACAACCATTTTTGGAGAATGAAGGGATTCAGTTCGAGGAACTTGCCCAGGAAGATATCTTCAAATATCTTCCTATCTCGGAAGAGATAATGATTGGTGAGCAAAGCACCTCTATAAAGGGAGCTTTTGGTCTTAGCGAAGAAGAAGAAGCTGAGGTTGAAAAGAAGATCAATGAACGTGCTGCGGTACTTCGGGAACAGCTAAAGGAAATGAAACAGCCTTATGAAAGATCTGTTATGCAAACCAGGATATCCAGGCTTACTGATGGTATTGCGTATATCAATATCGGTGCAAGTTCTGACTCTGAGTATATCGAGAAGCAGGGCCGTATTCAGGATGCTCTTTACAGTATCAAAAGTGCCAATGCTGAGGGAGTGATTCCCGGAGGTGGTACCGCTTTATTGAGCTTATCTAAAATGGAACTTGGAAGCAGATCAAATAATGAAAGCATTGCCTGGGGAGCAGATCTGGTAATGCGTGCAATCCGGCAACCATTCTTTCAAATATTGGAAAACGTGGGTGTTGAATTAGGTGAAGAAATCATTGGAGAATGTGAAGATAATTTCAACACTGGTTTTGACGCAAAAGAAGATGGTATACAGATCAATATGATCGAAGCTGGAATCATAGATCCTGTGAAAGTAACCCGGGTTGCTCTGGAGGCAGCTGCTTCTATTGCCGGACTATTGCTAACTACAGAGTGTGTGGTGGTAGATACCGATGTTTATGAAAAACCAACTAATCTTGATAGATACTAATGGAAGCAATCATAGACAAATACCCGGTAAACCCATCTTGGCCGAAAAAGGATATTTCCGGAAGCGGCCAGATAAAGCAATTGGTACACGATTCTGAAAGTCAGAGATTGTTTATCATGTTTGTAGACACCAGCGTGTATTCATATACACCTGTAACTTCTAAGAAGTATTTGGAAATGGCAGACAGCACAAGTGTTGGATCTTATTTCCATAAGCATATTAAAAAACTTAAAACACAAAAACACTAATGGGAAAAAATATCAAAGAGCAGCCTACAAATACATTGATCTATGCTCAGCAAATGATAGATCTTTCAAGCCGTGAAATGAGAGACTTTTTTGGACAGGTCGTTGAAGATCGTAAAAATGGTCTTGTCTCACAGACATACCATGATTAGTTGGAACTGAACCTTCACGCGAGAGTTATCAAGAACAACAATGTCACGGATGAGATCGAAAAGGAGTTGCACCGGAGAATTGAAAAAGATTTCCCTGGGGTAACTACTTCAAGATTAATGAGTGTATTTGTTTCAAACTGGAAAGCGGAAAAGTCCAAACAGGAAAAACTCGTTAAAGCTAAACCTACTGAAGAAAAGCCGGTCATAAATCTTAAAAAGTCCAAAGAGAAAAAGGTATGATATTCGGAGAACATGACTTAATACGGATTGACACATTAGAACAGATTGAAGGCAATTTGAATGAGGACCAATTAGACCTCATCAGGAAAGCAGATCAAAACTCTGTTCTCAATGTTAATATCCCGAAAAAGTATGAATCCAATAAGGAGAAAGCTATCTATAAAATTGGCTTTCTATATAAGTTCTTAAAGTACTTATATCCGGAGGCAACATACTCTGAGATCGTACAAATTATGAATGATCGGTATCATGTATTTCTCGGCCAGAGGCAGGTCGAACGTAACGTTAAAGAGTATCTTGAAAATGATATTTATCGCTAAATGAAACAGGTAGTAAAAGCTACCTGTTTTTTTTTATACATTTGTTAAGATGTATTTAACAAAAATTAACCCCAAATCTGGCCTTGTCGATATTGATGATATCGAAAGCGGTGTACTTGCTATTGCAGCCTTTAGAGCCGTAATAGAGCATCCGGCATTGGGTCTTCCCTGTTTTACAGCTATTGCACTTACAGCAGATTACCTTTCGCCTATTCGTTTTTACAGTGAGAAGGATCGCCCCAGGAAAGCGATGGAAGAAGTCTCAGGGACTCGTGATGAATGGGTATGGCCACAGGAACTTATTCAATTAGCTCTCAAGAAATATGATGAGCTTCAGTATGATCCCACCATTGTAGAAGGTCAAATACATTACCAGAGAAAGGTAAATGCACTGGAAGCGTTTAAATATGCTGAGGAACATTATGATAAAGATATCATAGACCCAAATGGTGAAAAAATAATAACCCTTGCTCCTTCCACGATTGCCGCTCAACTGCGAAAGATCAACGATGATATTAAGCATTGGAAAGAAAATGTTCAGGGTAAGGATCTATACGAAAACTCTCCTTCCAAGGATGGGTATAAGTTGTCCAGGCTCGAACAAAAATTGGAAAAGAAGAATTCATTTTACAAAGCTGTAAGATAGTTTTCAAAAGAGTCTTCTGTGTTCCCCCGTAGAGGTGCTGATGCTGACATTACATCGGTGCCTCTACATTTGTAAATAACTTTGCCCCCCTATGGAAGTTAACATTGATTGGAACAAATTCGATAGTAAGCTGTATAAGCCATTAGACAATATGGATATACCAGATTACAATCCTGGTACCATATCGTATGATGACTTCTGGGATGAGCAAGACAACCGTTGCCTTATAGGTTATAAGCCTCGGCCATACATGCCAAAGATTACCAATCAGCACTATTTCTATTTGAATATGTGCAACATTGAACTGTTACAGGAAGGGGCCACTCGCAAGAGCACGGCATCTCCTTTTTACAGGGAACTTGACCGCAGGTTATTCAACGAAATTGAAGGAGCTGAAAAAGGTGGTTATGGGTTGATCATTGGTAAACCTAGAAGGGTTGGACTATCGTGGGTAGGTGCTGTTACCTCACTTTATGAACTTCTATTTTACCTCGGGAACAAAATTGGAGTTGCCGCGGGCCAGGAAGATAAAGCTCAGGATTTCTATGAGAAGGTTAAATTTCTCTTAGACAATATTCGGAAGGAGTATACCTCATCTGTCAGCATCAAGAACAAAGATGAGATACGCCTTAGTTACTGGTACCGGGAAAATAAGCAGGACATTGAGGGTGGTATAAAATCCTCGATGTATATGAAAACGATGTTCCAGAAGCCTACCGGCTTTGAAGGGAAAACGTTATCAAAAGTAATATTCGAGGAAGCTGGTCTGTTCATAGATATAATTGCAGCTTTCCTTTCTACAGAGCCTTGTTTCAAAGAAGGAGCCAAGCAGTTTGGAACTCCAATGGTTTACGGTACCGGTGGGGAGATAGACAAAGGTTCTAAAGGTTACCAGATTATGTGGAACAAACCTGAGAAATATAATCTTAAAAAGGTTTTCGTTTCCGCTACAGATTATTTCCCTGGTGATGGTATACCGGATGAAAAAACCAAAAAGACAATATCGTTCTTTGATTTCCGCACAGGTCGTACTGACTCCAACGCAGCTCTTATCCACATTATTAAAGAACGTCAAGAACGTGAAGGTTCTGAAGGATATATAAAACACGTACAATCCTATCCGATTAAGGAATCTGATATTTTCATTAAGAACTCTGGTGGACACCTTAACAGGAAAAAACTTAATGCTCAAAAGGGCAATCTTGAAAATTGCCCTTATTTGAGGCAACTAGGTAGACTTGAATGGGAAACCAACGACTCTACTACTTTAAAATTAATTGCCAGAGCAAAGAACCTAAAAGAGATTGATAAAATACATTTCACAAGAGGTTCAAAGCTCAAATTTCATGAAGACAATGTTCTGGGTACCATAAACAAAATTATGGATCCCATTGATCATTCTAAGCTTCCATACAATCCTGATATTGCTGGTTGTGATAGTTATGATGACGAGGTGAAAGAAGGAACAGGATCTCTTGGAGCTACAATTGTTTACCGTTGTTTCTATGGAATAACAAAAGCTCATGACATTCCTATTGCTTATATTAAAGCCAGAGGAACTTCAGATGAGGATGATGAATTCTACTCTAACAGTTTTAGGCTTTGCGTGTATTACGATACTGAAATGCTTCTGGAATTTACCAAGGTATTGATCAAAGGTTATTTTGTAGATGTTGGTGGTGAAGCTCACTTGAAAGCTAAGCCTAATCTGGAAGGACAAGGATATAACTCCAAAGCTGTAAACCAGTATGGATTTAAAATGTCTAACCAATATGCCTGGAAACTTACTCTCAGGCTTTTGAAAGCTGAGGTAAACCAGAACTTTAATAATATTTGGTTTGAAGAAATCCTTGATGATCTCATTGAGTACGGAGAAGAAAACTCAGATTTAGGTTCTGCCTATGGTATGGTGCTGGTTTCCAAGCTGGATATGTTTGGAGAGCTTACCGATGGTATAGAAGAAGATGATAATGATGAAAGCCTGTTAAACGCAATGGGTCATTACGTGATTAAGAACGGCAGATCTGTATGGACCACTTACGGTGAAACTTTTGAGACCGATGAAAGGGCTATGCAAATGTCAATATTTGATCCTGAATTTGATCTTATTGGTGAGCAAAAGAAAGACTATGAAGATCAAAAAACCAACAGCTTTGACAAGGTTCAGAATGATCGTGATGAGATCCTTAAAAAATACGGTGGAGATACATTTGCATATATCCTCAATCAACATAACAGTAAATTGAATAATAATTAATACTTTTAACTAAATATTTAGATAATGAGTCTTCTTGCCCTCCCAGATCAGACCATTCCAGAAACCCAAAAAAACAAAGACTGGCACGTTCAGCATTGTAAGGAATATGCGATGTATTCATTATCTGATCACTATACCAACCAAAAGTTGGAAATGCGGAAACTTTACCGCGGTTACAACGCAGAGCTTGATGCAGCCGAAAGAAAACTCACTCAAGCTATAACCTGCCCTAATGGTGGAGATCTTGGAGTAGAGTATGTGGTTTACCCATTGATCCAACAAAAGATCGAGCAGATCGTAGGTGAATTTATGCTGCGGCCAATTCGTCGCCAGGCATACGTTCTGGATAAAGCTTCACAAAATGCCAAGTTCGAAGAAAAGCTTAAAGTCTTAAGCGAGGAACTTATGCGTGATGCCACTCAGAAAATGAAAGATGAGCTCGGCTTTACTCCGGAAACAGAAAACCCTGAGATTGAATTGCCTGCCGATGTAGAAGAATTCTTTGAGAAGGATTTTTAAAATGCTGGCTGAGGTGGTTGCAAATAACTTGATCGCTTTATTCCTTGATGTTCGTAAGGAGAAGCATAAGCTGAAAGAATTATTTATTGATTTCTGTATAACAGACAGAGCTCACGCAGTTCTGGATAAAAAACACGGCCATACCACTTTGCGGAAAGTCCATCCTCTGGATGCAGATTACGATATTAATCCTTATAGCGTTGTCCAGGATAACCACGAATTTTTCTTTGAGAACTATTTTCTTACCGAAAATGAGATCTACAATACTTTCAAACTTGACAAGGAGCAAAAAAGACAAGTAAAGGAAATGTTTGAGGCTATGGGTGGGTATATGGAAGATTTAGATCCTCATAGCGATTCTATGTCCTCCACGTTGAAATATGATGGATGGGTAGATACCAGCAATAAAACAGGTAGACTTAGATTGATCAGTGCTATGTGGAAGTCCAGAAGAAGGACAACCATTAAAGTTGCCAAAAACAAAAAAACCGGTGAAGAGATCTACAAGAAAGTTGATGATGAAAAGAACATCCGGAAGAATGATAAGGTAGAACACATAGATGCTGAAATGCCAAGGTTCTGTATTATGCTTGGTCCTGACCTGGTGCTTGACTGGGGTGAAATGGATCAAAGATTGGCCACCGTTGAAAATAAATATGAATGCATTTTACCTGTAATTTCCATTATCCGGGATAATAGTACAGGTACTTCCAATATAAAGTCCATTGCTTCTAAGTTGTACCAGCTACAGCAAATTGCTTCTGAAGTTCTTTTTGAAATACGTCTTGCATTAAAGTCCGCGGGTAACTCCAGGGTTCTTGTGTATGATGTAGCTCAAACCCCTAAAGACTTTAGCAAGGGTGGTTTCGAGAACGGACTCAACAGGGTAATGACTCACATTAAAAAAGATAAGCTGATGCTTATCAATTCCAAGGACAAAGGAGCTGGGAAGAACACGTTCAACCAGTTCACCTCACTCGACCTCTCTCAAAAGGGAGCTATACAAGATCTATTCAACGGTTTAGCCATTATCGAAGATTTAGCGAGTAAGTTCGTGGGCATATCGCCAGAGAGAGAGGGCCAGGTGGGGCAATACCAAACTGCCGGAGGTACCGATGCTGCAATACGTGGTAGTGCCGCAAGGACAGAGGTGATCTATACTCCATTTGATGAATTCATACAGGGTCTAATTGAAAGAGTACTGATCAAAATGAAATACGATTATGAGCCTGGTGGAATGCTGCAATATGTATTCGGAGAATTCAAAACCAGGATCATTCCATTGTACAAAGAGTTTTTTGATTCTGATCTTGGCGTTTATCTTTCCGATTCACGGAAAGATAAAGAAGCTTCTGACAGAATTAATGCCGCAGCCGAACACGCATTATCTAATGCTGCTGGAAGTGCACCGGAAATGATCA